TGGCATACCTAAACCAAAAGCACCAAGAGCATCAGATATAATACCTTTACCTCTTACTTTTCTTATTTTACCACCGACTACACCTTTACCTTTTACTTGTTTCTTTCCTTTACGTCCTGCTTTACGTTTTATAAACATACCACCAGCAACTTCGCCACCAGCAACACCTTTACCAGATGCGTGTCCAGATGCTTTCCACATTTGACCTAATTTAGCCATTCTTTGTTTTGCTGGTAAATTTGCAACTTTACCATAATTTGCTTTAACAAACTCTGTGTATTTCATATAATATATTATTATAATATATTTTATATATTTTAATTTAAGATGTCATCTAATTTATTTATTGTCATCAAATTGTCATCTTATAAAAGAATAGATATATCTTAATTGATGACAGAAATGACAGTTATGACATATTATATTTATTAGAATTAAAATTAAAATTAAATATTTAAATTATTATTTTTATATATAAAATTAATTATAAGACAAGTGTGTCATCGTCATATTTGTCAACGATGTCATCTGTAAATTTAATAATAATTAAATTAAATTATTATTAATTAAAATATTTAATAAACTCTTTTATGTTTCATTGCTCCACCAGCAACACCGAGACCCATAGCACCCATAGCATTTTGAACTGCTTTGACACCTTGAGCAACGTGGTCAGGATTTACATTCTTAACAAGATTAAGACCAGATTTGAAGAGTTTACCAAGACCAAAAGCACCACCACCGACTTGTTTAGAATCAAGTTCTGATTGGTCTGCTACTTTATCCATAGAAGATGTAAGAGCAAGAACTTCAGCAGATGATGGACCAGTTAATACAAATTGGCAATCAGATGGAGTAATAAATGCTTTTCCTGGTTGGTCTACTAGAATATAAGCATCAAAATCTGCCATCGCTAATTGATTATTTCCCCAGTATTGTAATGGAGATAAATCAAAAGTTGCGTTGACTTGTAGAGTGCTATACTTATTTGCTTGACCTGAACATTCATCAGCCTCAAGCCCTAAATCTTTAGCAACATCTACACAAAGAATAGAACCTGTATTATATTTCCAATCAATCCAAGTATCTTTGAGACCATTAGCTCTAGAACGTTGGTATAGACCAAATTCGGTATCATTTGATAAAAGATTTATACGGTTATTAAATGTAATTTGGCAAGATGTCATACGTAAGAAAACATCAGGGCAAGTATTATAAGCAGTACCTGTTAAAATACGTTTACTTGGTTTAGCGTAGATATAAAATCTTTTTGGAATAGATGGAAGTCTAACAGATTGGAATGTTAATTGAGAACCAGAAGCTACATTTACAGGTGTTATGAAAGATTGTAAATATGAATAATCAAATGCTAAAACAGAAGGCATTTTAGCAGAAAGAATTGGGTCAGGAGTAATATATTTGAAATCTAAAATAGGAGCTTCTGCTGTAATTGCTGGCATAGCTGGATTAGATGCTCCGGCACTAACGGCACTTAATGCTTTAATAGATACAGAAATTGCTGTATTTGCTAATAAATTAAATGAATTTTGAGCACCAGGTACACATCTAACAGCACGTTGTAAATTATCAATTCTAAAATTTAATGTGATATTGTTTATATTTGATAAACCACAAACACTATCTTGTAATCTACCCCATACTAGAGGAGATAAGTATAGTTCTTCTTCTACTCTTACTTTATATTGATTATAACCAATTACACCAGTAGCAGGAGCTACTGAGCTAATAAGTTGCCATACATATGAAGCTCTTGAAGGAATAGTAGTATTTCCACCATATGGTACAAATGGACTTCTTAAATTAAAGGTAGCATCTGTAAGTGCTTCTGTATTTCCATCATAATAAGGAGTTGTATCTTTTTGGTGAGGATATGTAGATTGGTCATAATTTAAATCATCATTATCGGTCATATGAGAATATAACATTACGTAATCATTTGGTGAAACACTTGTACTAGAACCATTGATTCTAAGTTCAATTGCTGTACAACAAGATTGTAAAGGAGAATCAGCTAAAACCATATTAGCCGAATTTACAACACCAAGACCTGCTGAATTTATAGATGTTGTTTGATAAATTGGAGCATCAGCTAATGTACCATAAGAGTTAATAACAAGTTCATATAAAATTTTAAAACATCTTGGAATTATAGTATTTAAAGATGGTGGAGTAATATTATTAAAAATAATATTTTGGTCGCTTGTAGAATCAGCGGTATATTTATATGTTGAATTGTTTACATTGCTTTTATACACAACTTCTTTAGTTTTGTAAGTTTCTTCAACATTTGTTTGTGGGTCAATTACGAGAACTTTTTCTAATTCCATTAATATATTATATATCTATATTATTTTTAAAATCAAAATAAAAAGTTGATTTTAAAATTTAATTCTATATCTAAAAATCTCCAGGACCTTTCTTAAATTCAAGTTTTACGCTGAAAAATTCACCATTTGACACTTCTATAGGATAAATACTTCCATCTTTTGTTTCGTAATATAATATTAAATCTACTTTATCAAAAGGTTGTTGAGCATACAAATTATACCATCTTAATATACCTTCTGGAATATATATAATAACAGAACCTGGTGTTAATGTCGTAGTATCTGGTACAATATCTGTAATCATATTAATAGCATTGTTAGATGAAAAACCAGTATTCGAAAAAGTCTTACCTTCTCCATCTCCTGAAACTGGAATTCTTGTTGTTCCTACTATAATACGGACTAAATCATAAAAAGAATAAATGGTTGAATCTTCTTGCTGTATATATATAAATTGTGGTAAACCAGCAGAACCTGTTCCTGCAACAGCATTTATACCATAATTCTGTAAAATAATTGAATTATACGCAGTTTCAAACTTTCCTGATGATGGAAAATAAAATTTATCCCATAGAGCATCATTCATAAAAACAGTATATTGATTTGAACCATCGGTATTTGTTATTAAATATTGACCTTCTACAATTAAATTAAATAATCTTGTTTGTGGATTATAAATAATTGACGGTGGTTCAGTTGGTAAGAAAGACGCACCTTTTTGTGTTTTTAAATCATCAAAACAAGCTTGAAATGCTTCATTGATTTTATTTAAAAATCCTTGATATGTAAAAATATCATATGGACCACCTGGAATTTGGTCTATAACAGCAAAAGTATAAGTCATTATAGCACAACAACCATTTGGAGGATTAAAAAATGTACTTCTAACCTCACCAGTAAAAAGATTAAGTTCAACTGGTGAACTTTGATATGAACTATTAGATAATAGATTTCCATAGTGGTCATAACCAAATAAATAATTTTGTTGATATTTTAGAGTAAAATTTGGAAATGATGTCTGTAAAACAAAAGATGTATTATATACTTCTAATGTTCCAACATTATTTAAATCATAATCTACCAATAATATAGAAGAATTTTCATCCATAATAGCACAAGGATAATATGAAGGCTGATTGCTAATATTTCCTGTTCCTATAGGTGATAGTGTTGTATTACCTACAGTACCTTTATATATTATTGTTCTTACTTGTTGTGGATTTGATGTATTATTTTCAAGATACACAGCCACAAAAAAACCATTTCCAGTAGAATATGATATACTTGTACAAGTTCTAAATGTTCCAGAACCTAAAGGCGGAGCATATAAATTTGTTGCTGTCCATACAGTACCTGGTACATTTGGTACATATTCATAAATTTCTGGTTGTCCTGAAGCGTTTAAGAAAGATACAAATATATGTAAACTTTCAGAAATAGCAAAACCAGTAATTTGGGTAAATCCTAAAGTTGATGTATTTATAATTTGTTGAGGAGCACTTGTAAAGGTATTATAAATATTAAAATTTAACGGATTATCAGCATTTAATGCTACAGTAATAGCACCATTTGAAGGACTTATACAAGGAGCAACAAATATATTATTATTGTTAATATTTGTAGAACTTGATAAAGGAGTTATAGCAGCATCATCACTTAAACTAGCACTGTTTTGTAAAATATTCCATAATTCCCATTCCATATTATTATTTACAATAACAGATAAATAATTAGATGTGGATGTTTGATTGTATTGTTTAACGTTATGAACCGATGTATAACCACCTGTTCCTGAAGCTACAGGTCTATAATCTATGCCTAATGACCATTGTTCAAATGGAATATTATTTTTAGTTAAATATTCACAATACTCTGG